TCCATACCTTTTCGTAACGTTTCTGGTTTGTGTCCTCTAGCTGTTATAATAGATATTGGGTTTGCGTAAATAAGAGCTTCTTTAAATTTATTAAATGAAGGGGCGTAAGACTTTGTGTTTAAAGCTTTCTCCAAATCTTCAATAAATGAATCATCGTCTATAAAATTATCGAAAGCCCCATCATCTAATTTATACATTTTATTATTTCTAAAAAAAGCAAAATCTTCAGTACCTACATTAATTGGTTTCCATTCTCCTCCTGTTTTTTTTAACATTTTTATTGTAGTAGGCATTTTAAGAATATTGTCATCCCAATCAAAGGAATAAGCCCTCACAATATTATCAGGTCCATCTTCCTTTAATAGATTAGATATTTTTTTAAGTTGTTTTTCCGTTATAATAATATTAGTACTCATATAATATAAATACAAATTAATTTTGTTTATTCATTTATTTTATTTATCTTTGTAGTATGAAAAATATATACAAACTACTAATACTTATACTTTTGTGTTCTTGTGAAAAAGAATACCCTCTTATTGAATGTGATAATACATACCCAACCACACAAGAACCTATACCCTATGTTGAGGTTGATTACCTAGAAGGTAATTGGTTATTGATTGATGGAAATATGTTTATGGAAAATTTAGATTTAGATATTCAAGAAGAGATTTTTCATTTTGGCGGTGGGATAACTAGTAGTCTTAGATATCCGGACCCCTACTATGATTTTGAAGTTATCACTAGATATGAGACGGTTTGGAGTTTTATATTCCCTCCTCAGGTACCTGGATTAGGGTCTTTTGTGTTGAATGGGGATACTTTATCTCCTTATGGTCTCAATGTGACGGATAATTATATTACTGTCTTAGAACCTACAACTGGGGGTCAACAATTAATGGGTGGTTCATCTAGACCTTTAGTTATTAAAAGAATGGATATGATTAATGGTATTATAGATGTGTTTGTACAAGAAGCTTATGACAATATAGATGGTTATAATTACCATTATTATAGTATTTTAACTTTTAAAAAAGTTAATTAATTTGTAACATTAACCCTAAAAAGTCGTATATATTAATAGAAGTTTAATCAAAAAAAAAAATAAAATTATGTTGGATTATATCATACCTTACCTTATTGCATCACAAATACTAATGTTTGTATTTTTGTTAATTAATGAAAAAGATATTTATAGTGGGTATTTGTCTTTTGAGTCTAGAAGAGGTGACGAACCAACCAATATGTGGTACACATTCTATATTATCACCCACATCATTAAAGCCCCCTTATTAGCTCCGATGATATTTATTTTAATATTATTAAATGGTGGAAAATTAATTAAATAAAAAAAGGTCCTTATGGACCTTTTTTATATAATAATATCTTGGTTTTAGTTTATTACCTTACTGCCCATTTAGGCCACAATCTCAACTTTGGGAACTTCCTTGTTAACCTTCTTAATTTACTTTTTAATTTTTGTCTAGGGGTTCTATCAAACGCTGGACACCCACTCTTTGGAGTACAGTTTGTAAATATATTTGACCATACTTTTTTTACATCATCAGTTAAATCCTCCCACTTTTCTTTTAACCAAGAATCTTCATCATCTGGTGTGTTTTTTAAATCCTGTTCTAGCTCCTTAACAATTTTATCATCTTCTATTCTTGGATGTACAGATTCTTGTTCTTTAACAACTCTTTCTATAAGACTAACTAATTGAGCTTCAGTTAACGATAGGGTTTTTTTGGTTTTTTTAGATTCGTTTACATTATCTTCTTCTTCATGTGTAGCATCCTCCTCTTCAACATCCTCTTTTTCCATTAAATCTTTATACTTCGCCGTAGGAGTATTCATCATTCCTAGATTTTGTGCGTTACCATTACTTAAATTTTCTTTGACTAATTTTTCTATTAAATCAATTAAATCAGATTCTTTTAATTGTATTTTTTTTACTTTTTTCATTTTATTAAATTTTTGAAATTGGTTTTATTATTTGTTAAGCCATACCAACATTACCACCTGCCTGGTCATTACTAGCAAAATCTGCTTGGTCTACTACCTTAAAGTCTTTATTATGAACGTGAGCCAACTTATTTAGTCCCCCCTTCTCACAAAAACCATCCATAACATCTCCAAGTTTGTCATTAATTACTCTTTTGCCGAATCTCAGAAAGTTGAAATTTAGTTCTTCATTCAGGTTATTCTCAATCACTTCAAACAAAAAACTCCCACACGTCCAACCTAACACCAAATTTCCACCACCTTCATCTAACCTTTGTGCTACAAAACGAACTTTATAATCATTTTTTTTCAGGGAACCACTTCCTATATTACCTTCTACACCAGCATCTTCAATTTTAAATTTAGCTATAGGGTCACCCTCTTGTCCAGAACCTTTCACGAAATAAAAATTTACTGTTTTACCATTAATAGATTTTAATTGTTTATCCGCATCGTAAACAAGTGCTTCGTACTCTTCAGGTGTAAGTTTATTATCGGTTTTTATATCTATATCCTCTTGTTCGTTAATAATATTAATACCGTGAAGTCTTCTAATTCTATTTTTTTCTGATTCGTTTAAGTTAAACCTATTTCTCATAATTTTATATTTTTGATATTGGCTTTATTATTTGTTTCATCTTTTTAATGTCTTCTTGGATTAATTTTTCTTTTTCCTTTTCAGATTCAAACCTAGTTCCTTTTTCATGTCTATCTTCATGGTCTTCATCATAGGCCATATCTTTTTCTAAGTCTTCAATGTGTTTTCTATCCTCACCTTCATCCTCACCATAATGATATGTTTCTTCACCTTCACTATCTTCTTTCATGGCTTTTTTAATAGTGTCTCTTCTATTTTTTAAATATTCATCAGAATCATCTACTTTTCCGTCATTGTTGATGTCATCGTCTTCTTTCCCAACAGGGTCTAAAGCCTCATCTAATTCTGGATAAGGAAGTGGGTCTCTTAACTCATCAGGATTTCTTGGTGCTCTTTGGTCTCTTCCAGATGCTATTGCATCAGCTGTTATAGTCATAAAGTTACCTAATTTAGTGATAGAGTTGGCTAGTTTTTTTCTAGTATCACTATCTTTAATCATGTCATAGGCTTTCTTTATACTGTTAATGATATTTTC